AGTCTTGTGAGTAAGACATAATACTAGGAGCAATGGCAGAAGCCGGAGGAGCTTTAGTTTTAACATTTTGATTTATAGTCTGGGTAGAATTTGACTCGTTAATATTTCTATTAGTATTATCAGATATGGTATTGTTATTATTGGTATTATTATTCGTGTTATCAGTCGTGACGTTTGATTCCGAAGTAGATTTATTAACATTAGTATTGTTTGTAGTGCTTGTTGAGTTTGATGTATTTATATTTGTATTTGTATTATTCGAGGTGCTTGTTGTTGTGTTTGTTACATTCTGGTCTACACTAGAGTTTACTGTACTGGTGGATGTATTTGTATTTACATTTGTATTTTGATTAGTAGCAGTAGAGGTATTTGTATTTACATTAGTGTTACTATTGGTGTTTGTACTTGTATTGGTATTCGTATTAGTATTTGTATTAGTATTAGTATTAGTATTAGTTGAGGTAGATGTATTAGTATTAGTATTAGTATTTGTATTTGTATTCGTGTTAGTATTAGTATTTGTATTAGTTGTAGTTGTAGTATTAGTGGTCTCTAAACTATTCTGCTCACAATATTGCGAACCTGCTGTGCAATCTCCTGTTTGGTCCGAATAGGATAAAACTGAAAACATTCCTAATGCTAATGTTAAAACTACCCCCTTTTTCACTATTTACCTCCTTTAGTAAAATCTCCTTTAGATGATGATTTTGAATTAGTATAAAGACCAAACCAAGCTGCTCCGGCACCTACAACTACTGATATAAGTCCTGACTGTTGCATAGTAGGGTCCTCTAATCCCATGAACCAAAATGTAGTATAATATAATAAATACATATATACTGCTAAAAAAGCTCTAGGGATAATTCTCCAACTATCAATTGCCTCTGCAACAAATATAATTTTTTGATAAGGGTTTCTATTATACTCGTCTTCTAGTTCTCTGATTCTATCTTTAAGTTCAGACTTTTCTTGTAACAAAGCCATGAATTTATTGAGGTCAATTTCAACCTCATTTCTATCCATGTCCCCTCCAAATCTGCCCGGCGGATATTGCTCATTACTCATTTTCTTTTTATAATTTTTAAGTGCAACTTCCCTGTGAAGCTAACAATAGCGTTCTTTTGATTACTTCTTAGTTTTTTTGTATTCGTTAGAAAAAGTAATAGTATCCCGAAACTATTACGTATGCCCAACAAACTATACATATAACGCAGACACTACTGGTCACTGCTTTCAGTTTATTTACACTCCTTCTTATTAAGTTCATTCCATCTTAGGAACTCTTTGGTTTCATAATCCCAAAACAATCCTTTATAATAATTATCGTCTTGAGAGTCTTCTTCTTCTTCTTTTACGAGTCCGAACCAATTCCAACGTCCGTTCTCTTTTAATATCTTTTTCATTTATTTTTTTACTAAACTCCCACCAAAGTACATACCAACAATAGCCCCTACTAAATTTGTATCAAGCGGAGTAATAACTAGACCATACATTTGTCGCCATTCCATTACTTCTTTTTCCGGAAGGAATAAAAATCCGGGTCTGAACTCTGTGTATCCCACAGTTACTGAGACTTCTGGAAAAAATACTGCGACAACTTTTGGAAATACAACTATAGAGAATATAGCTGTGAGAGCTATAATTCTTCTGGTCCATTGAAATCCTACGTTCTCATATTCTCTTGCATCTTTAACAGCCTTTTGTTGAAACTTAGCACGTTCCATTAGCATAGCTTGATTAGCTTGTTTAGCTTTTATTGACTGCGACCACAAACTCATAAGCCCACCTAATAAGGTAGAACCAATCATAGTGATTATTTCAAAAGGGATTCCCATTAATCTTCGTCTTTGTAAATTACTTCCATCAAGTCTTCAAACATGTTCCTAAAATCATCTAGACTCATGAAAGGCATATCTTGTTTTACTTGATGTAGACAGTATTGCCGATAGCAAGCTTCGAGTTGGTCCTCTAAGTACAGTATCATTATAGCATCCTTATCGTAGTTTGTCAATAGCGATTACGAAATCTTCAACTCTTACTGGTGTTTGTTCTTTCCATTTAGATTGTCCATTTCTACCAGAACCTGTTGAGACTTGTCTGATTGCTTCATCGTAGTCTTTATTAGCTAAAGCTCTATAGGCTGATGGAAATTTGTTCATCCATCTTGTGCCTAGTTGAAAGTTTACGGAACCTAGTGCAATTATAAAGTCTGTATCTTCTATCCCAAGTTCTTGCATTTGGTAAGCAGCAGCCTCCCACGCCATTGCAGCATCTTGTTGAAGCCATTCATCTCTTTGTTCTTGAGAAACTCTGTCACCAACTTGGTACATTTGACGTTCTCTTTCTGTCAACAAGTGACCTACACCACAGGTAGGCTTGCCTAGTGTATCAAGGTATACGCATTCTTCGTTACCTTCTCTATGTTCTAAGTGATTTAAGTAGTCGTTGTATTTCATTCTGATTAAAACCCAAGTCGATTCATCTCTTCTTTAAAAGGTTCTCCAGTTATTTCATTTATTCGTGTAGCAGGGTCCTCTTTTGTAAACGGAACATCTGCTATTCCTGTAACAAGTCCACCTTTCACTTTTTTCTCTCGACCTTTATATTCTTTAGACAACTCTAGGTCTAGTTCAGCTACTTGTTCTTGCCAAAGCTCATACTCTGCATTTACACGAATTAGTTCTTCTTCTAAACTTTCTAGTTCTTTATCAAAATCTTTTTGAGAACCAAAAAACTCCATCCCAAATTTTTCGGCTTCCTTATACATTTTGTTTATTTTTCCTTCAATAGCATAGATTTCTTTTCCAAAAAGCATTTCTCTTAAATCTCTATTTATGTCAGGATTTTGTGGTCGTAGTTTTAAACCTAGTCCATAAGCTATAGCTAACCAAGGTGTAGTTTCTTTAACGTACTCTGAACCTTCTTCACCTCTTTCAATAGCTTTTGATTTTCTCCATTTTTGATTAGCAAAGGTTCCCGGTATAAGATGAATATTTGGAGGTATTCTTTTTCCAAAATGTTTTGCAATCTCGCCATAGTCGTCTTCGTCAATTCCAAGGTCTTCTAAATTTTGTCCAGTAAAAGGGTCTACTTTAAAAACAAAATTAGATAAAGCATCCCACCACAAACCTCCCGGTTGTAAAGGGCTAGGAACTCCGGGAACCTGTACTTTTGATTCTCTTTGTTCAAATATATCTCCACCCGGAACCCATCGTGCATAATCCCAATATAGGGCATTACCATCTTTATCATTAAAAGGAATTCTAATTGTTGTGTATGGCATGTAATCTCCAATAATAGGAGTGCTTCCAAACAATCTTTTATTTTGTTCTGGTCGCATAGTAAGTCTATCAAGTTTTTCTTGAGTATCCGTGCCATCTGTCATGTACGAAAACCCTTGATTAAAACCATGACCAATAACTGCCCACTTTGCAAACTTGTGAGGACGTAGCGTAGCTGCTTCTGCTAATAAAGGTATAACCCTATATGTATAGCTTACAAAAGGTACAAAGGTTCTTTTTAAGGCTTTAATTAAAGGAGCATTAATATCATAATCAATAAACCATTTTCTAGCTTCTAAGGCTGCGTCAGCTTGAGAAAACCCTTTATCCAGTCTATCCATATAAACTGCCATTCTAAACACTTGGTCTTCTAGCTGATAAGCACGTTCCATTTTATCAATACTATATTTTTTTGCTAACTTAGCAAATGCTTTAGTTTTTTCATAAATACCTACTGCTTGATTTTCTGGGTCGTATTTTGCTAATGCTCTTTCTATTTCAGACATAGAATCTCTAAATTCTTTTGAAATTAAATCCGCATCAAAGATACCATCTATTTGTGCTTGTCTATTTAAAGCTGAATTAGGGTCTCGCATTTCTTTTATTGCCCTTAAAAAATATTTAAACTCTGTATCAGAAAAATCTAATAGCATTACGTTAGACGTAGAGTTACCTACGTGCGTTGCTACGTTCCAAGCAGTTTTAGTTTTTTTCCAAAAATCTTGAAATTGGTTTGCTACTCTACCTGCATTAGAAGCTACTTCTCCAACTGCACCTCCTTTGTCCCGTAGTATGCTATAGTTATAAATGTGTTTTATATCTCTTGCTACATCTTGGTCTACGTATTTACCGGCAAGCTCTCCAAATCTTTTTTTCTTAGTTCCTTTGATAACATCGTCTGACAATAAAACAAACTTAGCTTGTAGTTCTGGAAGTAGTGAATCATATTCTGCTTTATCTATAACATAATTTTTATTTTCACTAAGCTCTCTAAAGAACTTTGCAGTTGCTATATCATTAGCTAATAGCCTTCCTGTTTCTGCAATAGCGTATGAAGCATCCTCTATCTCTCCCATTTTTTGACGTTCAGCTTTTGTATAATCTCTACGAACTTTTACTTTACCGCCTTTAAGTTCTTCTAAAACTTCCCACTTTTCATTTTGCCAAACAGAATTAGGTTTTTCAAAAGAGGTCTTTTTAATTATTTCAATTTGTCCTCTTGGACGTAACTCGTCACCAATAATTTTTATTTGTTTATTATTTAGTGCAATAGTATTTTTATCTGCAACAGCAGATTCTTTTTTATAACTTCTTTTTAGATAGGTGTCTATATTTTTTTGAAATACTTGAGGAGGTAACAATCCTGCATCAACTAATTCTTGCCCATATTTAATTAATAGTCCTCTTGCCTCATCATTTATTTTTAAAGCTTGTGGAGATAGTTCATCCATCTTTGCAAGGTCGCCCACCATAAAATTATATAAGAGTTGATTTTGCTCTGAACTTAATTCTTTTTGAGCTTTTTCCATTATTTCTAAAAACCTAGCTCCTATTTCATTTTTATTAGCTCTAAATTTTTGTCTAGTTTTTATATAGTCTGCACTTAAACCATAATCACTTATAATCAGTCTACCCACAGCATCACCGACTCTACCATTCGCACCATACTTAATACTTTTAGCTCCTCGAATACTACCGCCTAAAACTAAACCGGCTGTAATTTTTTCCATATAGCTTGAATTTTCATCACCATAAGCATTATAGCCTACAACAAATCCAAGGCTTTCTCCGGGATTATTAAATATTAAATTTTTTGCAGGAGTGCCAACATACTTCTGATACTTCTGAATGATGGGTCCTTTTAGGGTAGGTTTGTTTTGTCCAGTCTTAGAAGTTTCTTTGACAATAATTTCTTGAGACTCTTCTAGCGTGTTAACTGGTTTTTTGTTGGCTTGTATTTGTTGACTAACAAACTTTTTAGAATCTTCTTTATTTCCAAAAATATTAACTTTTTGTGCTTTTTGTTTTCTATTTTTAAATTGATTATTAGACTCCCCTCGTTTTTTCTTTAAGCGAGGAGATGATATGACTTCCCATTGTCCTTTAATAATCTTACCATTTTCATCAACAGCTTTACTAATTGTATAAACAATTTTTGTTTCGGGGTCTGTAGTAGTATAAACAATATTACCTTTAACTGATTTAGGGTCTTTAGTAAAAATAATATCATCATACTTTTCAGCTACTTCTTCTGATAAATCTTCTGTAGTTTTTGGGGTAGATTGACCGGGCTTTGGCGGTCTTAGTTTTGCTATCGGAAATCTTTTTGTAGCAGTTGCACCTGTTTTTCTATTCGTAAATCTAACAGTTGCTACGTTTGTTTTTTCATCTACATCTATAATTGTTCCAATGTTTTGTCTATCAGGAGCTCTTACAGTTGTTCCGACTTTTAATGGAGCATCTAAGTCCTCTGCAGAAACTTTTGCATCGTCAAATACTTTAGGTTCAAACTCGTCTATCTGTTGAAAGATACTTGGCTTACCTCTAGCTTTTTGTACAACATCTACGAGATAACCTCCACCGCCACCGAGTAGTGTGCCGGCTACGCCACCTATACCTATATTTTCTAAACGTCTAGCAAGAAGACCTGCATCTTTATCTAGAAATAAAGTTTCTGTATTTTCTGGAGTATACCCAAGTCCTGAAACTATAGCTGCACTACCGGCTCCATACTTGGTTAAGTCTGCTAGGCTCTTAGCTTTTTTTCCTTTAGCTAACCACCCAACAATAGGAACATAACTAACAGGGTCAGCAACAATACCTGCACTTAAAAAAGCTGCAGTTGCTTCTGTTCCATATTCCGGATTAGATAAAATTCCTGAAAGCTTTTTATCTTTTTCTTTTAGGTATTCATTAAGTGCATCTATCCCAAAAGATTCGCCTAAAATCTGACCAACACCTCGAAGTGTATCAGATGTTCCCATACTTGCAGCATATTTTAATGCTTCTTTTTTACTAAGCTTGTAAGCAGGGTTAATGTTTTCTCTGACATAGTCAATGTACTCTTGACTATCATAAGGGTTAGTTGACATAATTATTTAAATAAAAGGTTTTTTGAATTATTATCCCAGATTAACTCGTAGGTTCCAGTTAATCCCATGTTAGGAAATATTATACTTAAATCATGAGTACCTAGATTAACTGCTGAAGCATCGCTTTCTGCAATTTGTTGTCCAAAAATTTTAATAAACTCTGAGTCGTCACCCATAAACAAATTCGTATAATTTTCTTTTTGGTCGTCAGGCACTAAAGTAAAAACACTATTAAGTCCAACAGTGTCTAACTCACCTTGTCCTAGTTTTAGACCATCTTCAATACGTTGATTAAATTCAAGTCTAAGATTATCTCGGTCTAACTTTAACTCAGCAATTAGTTCCTTTTGACCTGTTCTGGCTACATACTTTCCATCTCTAAGAATAAATAAATCTGGACGTGTAGATGCCATAGATTGATAACGAAGTTCAAATAGTTCTTCACGTTTTATTTCATCATCAAAGTCAATCTTATAATATTTTTGCGGGTCGCTTGATGCTATATCTAGAGCTTTAGTTCCTGTAGGGTCGTCTTTAAAAGCTTGTTGTATTTCATTTTGTAGCTCTTTATCGTCTTTAATTAATTTAAGAAAATCTAGTTTCTGTGTAAAAGAAAGTTCACCTTCTTTATTATATATACCACCGATTTTTGTTGTAATAATTTTAGGAGGTTTTTTACCTAAAGGGTCGGCTTCTTGTTGTATGTAATAAAGTCCATAGCCTTCAGAACCTATCATTTCTTTAATTTTACCTTCTGTTCGTGCACCTCTAGTTAAATTTTTAGCAATATCTATTGCAACATTACCTAAATCTGTATGAGCATCATAAGCTCTCAGAGCAACGTCAGCATCTTTAAATGCATCGCCCATCGTAGTCCCGGCTAATGCATCTTCATTTCTTAGTTTAATAGTTTCTTTTGTTTCACCCTTCATAAAGTTTTTAACTTTAGAACCAAACCATCCTCCTATACTTCTAGGAATTTTTGCAGATTGTTGATAGTATTCTTCAAAGTCTTCAAAGTTTAATTTATTACTTAGATTTAGAATTTTTTCATAATCTGCTTTAGAAGCTAGAGCGAACTCTTTTGCTTTTTCCATAGCTATCGGTTGATATTCTGATGCTACAGCATTAGGACTCATTTTTTCAATTTCTTGTTTAATTTGTTCATAATATTTATTTGTTAAATATCCTTCAACACTTTGTCCACTTTTTTTTCTTTCATCTTCTCCTGCTCTAAAACTTTTTGCACTTTCAAGCGTAGATAAATAAGCAGCACGTTTTGGAGCCTGTGCCAGTTCTAATTCGTCAGCTTTTTTATTAATAGCAAAATTTAAACCTGTGACAGCAAGGTTAGCCATCTGAAGTCTTTTTGCAAATCTATCTTGTTTTTTAGCTTGGGATTCTCTATAGGCTCTAGCACTTTCAAATGTTTGTTGTGCAAACTCTATTCCATCATCATCATATCTTGACATTTTTTACTCCGGTCTCTCTAATAAACTTTGAGGTTGTTCTTCTGGTGTAGGTTCTGTTCTAGCTAATAAACTTTCCGGAACTTCTAAAGATTCTATTTCTTCAACTACATCCGGAGGTAAAACACCCTCTGGTGCTTTAGGCATGTCTCCAACTTTTTCTTTCGTAAGCTTTTCTAAATTTGCAGACTGCCTTGCTAAATTTTCATTTTTTTCTTCTGAACTAATATCATCTTCTTCGTCACCATAAAGTCTTGGTTCAATAGTTGCTTTTTCTGCTAATGCTAATAATAGATACATCGTAGGTTCTAATAGCATAAGAAATAAATCTGGGTTCCATTTACCTTCTTGAAATCCTCTTTGTAAAAGTTGAATAGTAATGTCTGAAATAGGAACTCCTTGTCCCATTGCTACCATTAATGGAACGTATACGTCCTCTTCAAGAAGTTCTTCTGCTAGATAATCAAAAGCTTGTCTAAAGTTTGTAAACTCAGGAGGGCTTTCCCAAGGATAAGCTTGGTCTGGATTATCTGTAAGTGACTGACCCGGAATAGGTCTGCTTGCATTAACGTAAGCATCTATACCTTGTTGATTATATTCTTCTGCCATTTTTTAACCTTTATTATAATGAAATTGTTGGATAATATGCTGTTCCATACGTAGAGGCTGTAGCACTCCTTGGACCTATTTGAGGAGCTAGTTGATTATAAATATCTAAAGACATTCCTGATAAAGCGGAAAAATAAGGACTTGCTGCATCACCATGCATAGCACCGCCATAAGCTCCGGCTCTTTGATAATCACCTACCATACCATTCCATGTAGCTGCATCTAATAATCTTTGTTGATTTGTTGGTGTAAAAAAGTCTCCAATATTTGAATGTATAACTCTTTGTGTAGGCGGTGGACCTGCTACTTCACTAGCAATTCTACTTGCACCACCTGCTACTAAACCACCTTCTAATGCTTCACCTGCTAACTTACCGGGGTCTGATAAAGTATCTTTTACTCCTTTAACTCCTGCAGAAAAATAATCTTTAGCTTTTTGTGCAAAAGTTTTTTCAACTTCTCCCGGAAACTCTAAAGTAACATTTGTAATATCAGAAACATCTGGAGGAGCTAATAGACTAGAGGTAACATCTTTACCTTCCATTAAAATATCTGTTCCTCTTGTCCCAAAATCAGTTAAATTAGCCGGAGTTCCACTTACTGTAGCACTCATAACATCAGGACCAATATCACCTGTAAAAGGAACTTGTGGTCCTGCAGTAACTGTTGTAGGGTCTACATTAGCTATAAGTCTATCTTGTAATGTAGTTGAAGCATCTGTAAATTGCAATTTGCCATCAACAAGTTCCGGAAGACCAGAAGCATCTACTTTAACATTAGATGTTAATTCGGGAACTTGAATATCTTTAGGAGAAACTCCACCAAAAATAGATGTTCTATCTCCACTTAAAGTAAAACCTTTTCCTTGAGCAAAGTTTGAAACTCTATCTAAACCATTTCCAATAGCTTCTGTAATTGTATTATAAACTCCTTGTCCGGCTGTCTTAATAGCAGCCCATCCAGTTTTAACAAACTCTGGTACAAGCTTACCGGCAAAACTACCTATAGTGCTACCTAGTGCTCCAAAAAAATCTCCAATTATAGGCGGTATTCCTATAAACATTAGAGCAAGCTGTCCAAGAGGACCAATTTCACCAAGAGCTCCCATAACTTTATAAGCTAATTTTTTTATACCTTTACCTATTTTCTTTGTAATTTTTTTTACGCCCTTAAAGGCTTTCTTTAATAATTTTCCCGGTTTCCAACCCATTATTTTCTCCTTAGTCGTCTACGCCAAATATTTTATCTACAATACCGGCTACATTATTATAATTAGTAGACCAGTTTTTAGCTGCATCACCTTCGGCACTAGCAGCAGCTATCATAGCATTATTTTTTCTTGTTGCAGTATTATCAGCAAATTGAAAATCAAACGAAGCTTGGTCTCTTAATTCTTGCCACAAAAAAGATTGTGCAGAAGAAGTTAAACCAAAAGCATTTGCTACATTTTGTTGATTGATAGCATTTTCTGCAGCAGTATCTGCTAAATTAGCTTTTCTTCTCCAATTAACATTAGACTGCTGTACCGCTTGTTGATTTGTTGCATTCCATTGTGCTCTATTATAATCTAGTTGAGCATTAAATTGTTCTACTTGATTTATAATAGCTGCATTAGCTTTGTTAATATCTGCTTCTAATCCTACTCGTCTAGCTTCGGCTGCATTTTTTTGTTGAGCATTAAACTGTGCTGATGCATTTGCTTGAGCAACATTAAATTGATTTATCTGAGAATTTAAATTAGCCATAAACTGTTGAGTTTGATTCTCACTGGTGGCATTAAATTGTCTTGAAGCATTTTCTGCAGCAGTATTACTTAGTAATCTTTGTTGTTCATTTTGAGCTCTAATAACATTAGCTTGTTGTTCATTACTTAAATTTGTTAAATCAGTTTGTAAAAACGCTTGAGCATTTTGTATTTGAGCTTTTTGATTAAAGTTTGCTTCTGCCAAATTAGCTTGCGATAATAACACAGCATTTTGAACTGTAGCTTGTTGGTCAAAGTTAGCTTCTGTTAATCCTATAGTTTGCATAAATTTACTATTAGACAAAGCAGTTTTTTGGTCAGCCGAAAACTGAGCAATGTCTAATTTAAACACATTGTTAGCGTTTGTCAAGCCAACTTGTTGAGCTCTTTGTGCATTTGCTTCACTTATTGAAGCTTCAATACTTCTTTGTTGAGAAACTGAAGTTTGAATTGCTTGTGCATTACTCTGAGCAATAGGCATTGCAGCAGCGATAATAGCATTAAATAAACTTGTTTGTCCTACTGTAGAAGCACTAAGACCTCTTGATGCTAACATAGACTCTACTTGAGCAACTGCGGGAGCAGCCCAAGGCGGTATGTTTCCATCTTCTAGTCCTTGTAACAGACTATCCATTTGATTTGAAACTAAAGCTTCTTTTGGTAGTCCTTGAATTAGTCCTCTTTGTTCATCACTAAAATCTTCAAGTCTAGCTTCTAAGGCTTCTGGGTCATTACCGATTTCATTAATCTGGTCTTGTGTTAAACCTGCTTTAGCTAATTGGTCTTTCGCTCTTGTTATTCTAGCTAAAGATGTACCAACATTTTGTACAGCAACTGCTTTGGCAGCTTCGCTAATAGTTCCAACTACTCGCTGTGTTAAAGCTCCTTCTGGAATATTAACTTCTGCACCTTCTATCGCCTCAACTCTATCTACGTTAGCTGCTCTAGCTAATGATTCATCTCTAATTTCTCCTTGTGCTGCTTGAACTTCTGGAGACTCTTCAAGTTTTGCGACTTGTATTTTAGCTGCTTCAATTACTGCAGGTTTTTCAACTTGAGCAGCTTCCATTGCACTTACTTGTTCAGGAGTAATATTTTTTATTTTTTCAGCTTCAATTGGAGTTAGTTCTCCTAGTTGAACAGCTTGGTCTATATATTCATTTCCTGTTTTAACTTGCACCAGTTCTGCTTTAGGAATCATTCCTTCTGGAATATTACCAGACGCTATTTGTTCTGCAGTTTGACCAGTTCTAATAATACGCTCACCACGTTCTTGTTCAAATCTATCTCTAGTTTCATCGCTTGGACCACCTGATGTATCATCTGTAGTAGTTGTTGTATTACCTTTTAACCATTCATTATAGTTAAAAGATGCATCATTAGCTTCGCCTTGTGTTAAATATACTTGATTTCTAAATTGTTCAGGAACTCTACTATATCCTTTAGTTGTAGACCCAATTGTGCCATCAGGTCTTACCCAATAAAAATTCATAGTATCTATCTTTTCTCCACCTGCAATTCTTGTAGAAACATCTGATTGTCCGGATAATGGATTAGTTGGATTATTAGCATAGTATTCTGCTACAACAGCTTGATTTTTAGCTCCTTGTGTCAGACCTTTCATACCACCCGCACCTGTATCTGATACTTGAGGACCTGCTTCTCTATTTTCAGTAGTAGCTGTAGGAGCCGGTGTAGGTGTAGGCGTAGGCGTTGGAGCCGGTGTAGGCGTTGGAGCCGGTGTAGGCGTTGGTGTTGGAGTAGGAGCAGGTGTTGGAGTAGGAGCAGGTGTTGGAGTAGGAGCAGGTGTTGGAGTAGGAGCAGGTGTTACAGTCTGTGCTGCTCTTTCATTTTCTCTTCCTATTTCTTGCTCACGTTCACGCTCTGACATCATCGTAGGCATATCACGATTACTTACTGCTTCACCAGTCTGATAAAGAACACGACCACCATTACGATAGTCAATTCTTTGTTTTAGTTTTCTTTGTCTTTTTTTCTTTTTATTCTTCATGATTTAACCTCGAAAAGCTTGTCAAGTTTCTCTTCAATCTTGTCTAGCGTATCAAAGACTCTATCCATACCATCTGATAGTTCTTTTTTAGTTACGTATTCTTTAGCCATCTCTTCTCTCGTTTTATTTAAAAGTATGTCAAGTCTTTTTATTTCTGCTGTATTCTGACGAATGCTAAAAAGTATTGGTGCTACTACTAATGTTAGGAATATATTCCACAATAAAAACATTGTGTAGCCTGTTAGTTCCATTTTAGTTTGCTGCTATGTAAGCTTTACCAGTTGTTATTGCATCAGTATAAGATGATTTATCATCACTAGAGTTTTTAACATCAGGGTCTGTATATTCTAATATAGTTTCTAAATGGTCAACATTACGTTGCACACATGCATTTATTTCAGCTT